TTACCGGTAATAGATACACCATTTATAGTAACCCCCATATTATTTGGAAAAACAACAACATCACCTTCCTTTGCGTATTTAGCATCAGGACCTGCTAATATTACTTTTCCCTTTCGCCAGGCCTTGTTAAGGGCATTCGTTGGAATTAGGATTCCGTTGCGTTCTATTTCACCTTCTTGTGTTTCATCTACATATTCAATTAACAGAATATCATCGAAAATAAAACTCAACTCATAATCATCTATACCAAAATCACCTTTTTCCGGTTTAGATAAATCAATTAAGCTCTTTGTAGGTGCCAGATTATCAATACTTGCCATTGCCATATGGCTATTTAACTAGGTCACCGCTTTAATCCAATCTTCTACCTTAATCTTTGCTTCCCACCCAAGAAGTTTTTTAGCTTTATTTGTATTAGCTAACGTATCTTGCGCTTCGCCAGCTCTAGCAGGTATAAACGTATAATCATCGCCTACCATTTCAGCTATTTCTTTAACACTATTATTTGTTCCTGTACCTAAGTTAATTACTTCACCAACCGGTTTTTTGTTTTTAAGGTCCCCTGCAAGAACATTAGCATTAACAATATCAGAAACGTGTGTAAAATCCCGTGTTTGAGACCCATCACCGACAATTGTCATTTTTTCGCCGTTATTTTTTTGTCGAATAAAAATACCAATAACAGGAGCATATTGTCCTTTTACAGGATGTCTTTCACCATACACATTAAAATATCTAAAGACAACTGTCTCTAAATCAAACAAATCTGTATACATTTTACATAGCTTTTCACCTGACACTTTAGTTACAGAGTATGGATTTAAACAATCATCTGGCATTGTTTCAACTAAAGGAATTTTATTTTTAAGTCCATAAGCTGAAGATGTTGAACTATACACTACACGCTTAACGCCGGCTTCTTTTGCACATTGTAAAACTGTGCACGTACCTGTAGTATTAGTAAGAGTAGCTAAAATTGGGTTTTCTAAGGTTGGTTGTATTCGTGATTCAGCTGCTAAGTGAAAAACACAATCTACATTTTCATATAATGGTCGTGTATGTTTGTAATCACAAACGTTTAACAGGTGTTTTTCAGCTCGCTCGTTATAATAAAATTGTTCATTTGAATCTGCAGATTCATTATCAATGATGATAACTTTGTCATATATATCTACTAACTTATCTACTAAATTTGAACCAATAAATCCTGCACCGCCAGTTACAATTGCTTTACTCATAGTTATCTATATACATTTTTAATTCTCTTACAGACATATTTTTATTCTTTGCAATTGAAGTTAAATCTATCTCTTGCTCCTCTTTTTTCTTTTTCTTAATGTAAGAGATCTTTTTCCATTTAAGCCGAGGAATTAAATGGTAATATAATTTATACACGTCTTGCTTATTATCAAATACACTTCCGAATTTATTAAGTGTTTCATTAGTAAACACACACATACTCGGATTATAAAAAGATAACCACCTGTTAAAGAGGAACGGTACAAACGCTTGCTCTCCTTCTGTATCTAGCTCACCCGCGTTGTCTTTTTTTGAGTAAAATAATTTATTTTGCAGTTGGAAAAAATTCATACAATGACTTTTGAAAATTCATACAA